TCCTGAAGTGCAGCATAAGCATCTTGGGCATCTTTAAGTTCACCCTTGGTTGCGTCTAGTTGACCCTGAGTAGTCTGTAGTGAATCCTGAGCTGTCTTAAGGTCACCCTCAAGACCACTAATGGTTTCTTGTTGATCCTCAATGGTGCCTTGAGCTGTCTTAAGGTCACCCTCAAGACCACTAATGGTGCCGTTGGCTGCGTCAAGTTCATTCTGGATGGACTCTTTGCCTAACTCAAGAGCATCTATTTCTTCCTTGAGTGAGTCAGCTTCGATACCTGATTTGTCCAAGAGTGCATCGTATTCACTTTTAGCTGCGTCAAGAGCATCTTGGGTTGTCTTAAGTTCACCTTCGAGAGCACCTTTAGCTGCTGTAGCTTCACTTAGCTTGCCTTCAATAGCTTTGTACTCAGGGGTTTGTGTAGGGTCACCAGTAGCACCACCCGTAGCACCTCCGGTTGCACCTCCGGTTGCACCTCCGGTTGCACCTCCGGTAGCTCCTCCAGTAGCACCTCCAGTAGCACCTCCAGTAGCACCTCTAGTAGCACCTCCAGTAGCACCTCCAGTTGCACCTCCGGTTGCACCACCAGTAGCACCTCCGGTTGCACCTCCAGTAGCACCTCCGGTTGCACCTCCCGTAGCACCTCCGGTAGAACCTCCAGTAGCACCTCCAGTTGCACCTCCGCTATCTGAAGGAGTGCCTGAAGAACCGCCACCTGAATCTTGAGTTTCTTCAGGTCTAATGATGTCGTCTTCAATGTCAATGGTGTAACTATTGTCAAAAATAGTCTGAGGAGGTTCTTCGTTATTAAGAAGGTTCTCTTTCCAAGAAGCTATGTTGTCAGTTGGTACGTAGACATCGTTATAGTTATTAATGCCTATGTTAGAAACCCACGGATCGCTTGCTGAACCACCCTTGAAGAAACCTGTGACGTCTACCCAAGTTTCTCCTGATTGTCCGTTGGTGTAAACATTACCATTAGGGGCTTCCCAGTATTGGTTTTTACGTAAATCCCAAGCACCTTTGTCTGCGTTGTAGTCATAAATAGCGCCATCCATGTAACCTAAAGCACCATCTTCAAATTGAACTTTTACGACTTGCCCATCGACGACATCTAAGTAGCCGTTGTCATAAAGACTGTCAGCGTCACCTAAGTTAAACCACTTGCCGTTTTGTTCGGCTTCCGTTAACCCCGCAGTGAAGACACCCGCGTCTTCAGCGGAAGGAGCAAAACTTTTGTTTTCTCCCACGGTGTACGTAGCGTCATTGATAGTTATTGAAGTAATCTTCCCTGCGTTGTCGTACTGAATGTTTCCACCGTTGTCTAGTATGTCTTGAGTAGAACCAACGAGTTCAGTAGTTTTACCCTCTAAGTCAGAACCTACGTTGTTATTAAGTTTTGTGGGTAAACCAGTAGCAGGGTCAATAGTGTAGTCTGCGTCAGCATTATCTAAAAGACTATTACCTTCGTAAAGTTCAGAACCTGTTGCAGAGAGGGCAGCTAAAGCAATGCTTTCAAAATCCGTACCACCGTTTGCTATAGAGCCACCAATATTATCACTTAGCGACTGAGCGTAACTTTCACTTAAGCCCATCTCTTGTAAAGCATCGGTAAAGCCTGCGGAATCCGCTACGTACCCGCCTATTTGAGACAAAGCGTAGGCTTTCGCTAGGTCTTCTAAAGAAGCGCCCTCGGCTACAGCTTTAGTGAAACTATAAGCACCGTTGCTGACAATGTTCAAACCTATGTTTGTAGCAATCTTTATGGCGGGACCTAATTCGTCCCTCATGAAATCGTTGGAGTACTCAAACTTCCAATCGCCATTAGCGTTTTGCTCAAGGAACCCTTTAGAGTTACCGAAGCCTGCTACTGAGCCTATTAGAGTGTTAATTTGGTCTGGACCTAGGCCCATCTCTTGTAAACCTGCTCTAAAGACTGTCTCAGCTTGCTCTTTGGTTAAACCTAAGTCCCCTGAGATACCTAAGCCGTTTAAATCTGAACCCGAGACATTATTGGAGAGATACTGAGAAAAACCGCCTTCTGGTTCAAATCTATAGATATTGTAGACACCATTCTGCATCCCTGATGAAGGTAACTCGGCTTCACCTTTTAGGATTTTTAGGTAATCCTCAGGGCTGTATGAGTTAGTAATGTAGTTAGTATCGTTGGAGTCAAAAGAACCCGTCCAACCACCATAAGCACCCTCAGGAGCATCCTGTGTGTATGACTGTGCGGGACTGAAGTACTCCGTAGTATTTACGGGCTGTAAGTAATTACTTGTGTATCCTAACTCGTCGTACTGACCAATGTCTACTTGGTTGGTTCCCATGAGGTCAGCAGCAGGTGCATCCACAGTGGACGCAAAGACATCTTCGTACTCAGGAAACATGCTTGTTGTTGTCGAGTAGTCGTAGTTAGGCATACTCAAGTCAATACCTAGTAAGCCATCTTCGGGGATGTCTATGCCACCAAAGTCATACGTAGTTTCTTGAGTAGCTGTAGAGCCTAAAGTAGGGTACGTAGGAGCCACTGTAGTAGGCTCAGTGTAGCTTGGTTGTTCGGTAGTCGTAGTAGTCCCTGCGTCCTCTCTAGCTTGATCTAGGAGGTCCATGTCGATGTTAAAGTTAAGGCCACCTGTGTTAATCATTAGCGTCTAAGCTCCATGAGTTTGTCCACCCCGCGTATCCCAAAGCTACTCAGGACAGCAACGTAGAGTAAATATTGATACCACTCAGGAAGCCCTGAGAGGGCGTCTAAGGCCTCTTTAGTCCTCTCTAGTACCGTAGGGCTATCTAGGGCTATACCGAAGCCTACAGCCACCACAGGGACGCTCAGGACCACAGTGAACCACTCGTCCTTCCAACTTGAGAGTGAACCTTTGGCCATGGTTTGTTCCCAATCGGCCTCCTGAGCAATCCTCTTGAGTTTAGCCTCATGGGTTGCCTGTTTTTCTTCGGACTTATTTGTGAGCCATTGTTTGCCCAAGGACAACAAGGGACCTACTAGTGCTTGCCACATGTTAACTGCCTCCACGTTCAAATAGGTACACAATTCCACCCACGACTGCCGTAAAGATAACCCAGAAGGCTTTCTCAAGGGCTGTCCTAAAGGTGTTCGACTGTGAAGTGTCCAACCTTAGTTTGTCCATGATTTCCTCCTGAGCGTCCAAACGCAGGACAACCCTGTCGAGTATCATGGACGTCATGTGTGCGTCTTTGGCGGCCTCAAGTAGCTTGATGTGGTCTGCGTACCCTGCTTCCATCTTACGTTCAATGACGTCTAGTCGCTTGTTGGCACTCATGATCTTCTCTTCAGTTCTCGCTAGGGTCTGAAGTGCGTCACCAATTTGGTCAAGTTTAGACTCAATACGGTCTAACCTTTTGTCGGCCTCCCGTCTGTTGTATTCTATGTCAGGACTCATGGTTAGACCTCTGTGTTACATTAGTTTAAGCAGTACGTGATACCACCTGTAAAACTTAGGAGTAAACTTGTGACCGTAGGTGTTTTCCATGTGTTCTAAAGACACCCACACCTTAGACCAGTTGTCGATGTACCGTTCGCCCACCTTTAGTACCGCATGGCCTTCTCCGTTCTTAGTGGTGCAGTGGAGTAGCTTAGCGTTACCAAAGATGAGCCTACAGAGGAACTTGAGGTATGACCCTTGGCAGACCACGTGGAAGAGAACCGTGAGGGAGTAGTCCTCACAGTCACCACGTAGCTTCAGGCCACTCAGGATACGCCACGTGTCTCCTTTGTCAGCTACGTAGGTAAACCTTTTGTTTATCTCTTCCAATGTCATCTTAGTTTCCTTTTAGTGTGGCTACTTCAGCTTCCAAGGTTTCGATGCGAGTTAGAGCCTCTTGCAGCGCCTTAGTCAACAAAGGAACCAACTTAGACTGGTCAATCCCTTGATACACTGGGTTGCCTTCGTCATCTACTTCGTCCTTAGCGCCGTGTACAGCTTCTGGTACGACTGCTTGTGCTTCGTGAGCTAAGAAGCCATCAACACGACTACCATCGGCCTTCCAAGCAAAGTTACAGGGTTTGAGTGCCATGAGGCGATCTGTAGCACCTGTGATGTCTTGGATGTCCTCTTTGAGACGGTAGTCTGAGGATGTGTTGTAGGACGTAGCTGAGCCGCTAATAGTTACATTACCGACCGTCCCATTAGGATTCTTGAATTGCAAAGCATAAGCGCCAGAAGTTCCGGCAGACTCTAGCGTGCAAATTGTTCCACCTGCCGCTTGATACACGTTAAGTTTATCTGTGCCTGAAGTAGTCCCCACCAACACGTTACCGCTGAGGTAGAGGTCTTTGAAGCGGTTGGTAGGTGCGCCAAGGTTTATAGCCGCATCATTGTTTGCTGACTCAGTTCTAGGCTCAATAGACGAAGTACCGTTTTGGAACATAATTCCTGTGTCGCTTGTACCAATACGCAAATATGCGCCTACTACACTACCGATACTCCCTACGGTTGCGCCGTCTTTGCGGAACTCAACAATATCACCGTCACTGGATAGCCTGTTGAATATCCCAGTTAAGTTGTTTGCTCGAACCGCAGAAAAAGCCCCCGGAGCACTTCCATAAAAAGTCATGCCAGCAGTTGTGTTGTCTGCTGTAGTCTTACCAACAAGCACGTTACCACTACTGTCGATACGCATGCGTTCAACCGCACCACCTGCTGCGTCATATGCGGCAGTGCCGAAGACTAAAGCACCCGAAGGTAGCGTTGGTACACCTGAAATATAGTCATTTTGTACTTCAACGAAGCCTGTTGTGTAGGGAGCGTTACCGGAAGTATCATCAGAATAAAACTCGAGCCTACCCATCGCGGAAGTAAGTGTAGACCAATCGCTTGAATTAAGAGAGTTTCCTATACGTATGGTAGGCGCACTTGTACCTAAGCCACTACCTGAAATATGTAAAGGTTTGGCAGGCGATATAGTCCCAATACCTACGTTACCACTGCTGTCGATACGTGCTCGTTCTGAGTTGTTAGTTTTAAAGCTTAGAGCGTTATCCGTATGACCATAATATATTTGCCCAATGTTACCATCTTCAGGGTCACCAAAGTTAATATAACCAAAGCTAGTGTTTGCACTAGTTATTTGTAGTCCTGCAAAAGCAGTTGCGCTTGTAACGCCTATAGTTCCGCCATGTACATCTAAAGGTAAACTAGGACTACTAGTACCAATACCTACGTTACCACTGCTGTCGATACGCATGCGTTCTGCGTTACCTGCGAACAGCACCATGTCATCAGCAGCTGAGCCTAAACGAACATTATAATCTGCTGTTGTTCCTGTGTCCTTAAAGCAAATAGTTGATTGCGTAGTGCCAGAGTAGAAACCAGACCCTACTGAGAAGCCACTTGGGGCTGTCGCTTGAAAACTTAAACTACCTACGTTTGTTGTGCTGTTTAAAAGTAGACGACCACTGCTGTCGATACGCATACGTTCTGAGTCGTCATTAGTAGTAAAGGTAAGGTAGCCGTTACTTGAGCCATCTAAATAGCCTCTGACAGATGCTTTGATTGAGGTTGCCGAGTTAAACGTAACCGCCCCACACAAGTTATTTGCTAGAGGTGTAGCAGAACCTAAAGTCAAAGCTGATCGTTGCGCTCCAAAAACAGTAAGACTTGCTCCGTTAGCATCAAAACCTACCTGATTAGGACTCGTAGTACCAATACCAAGCGACTCTGCCGAGGCATCCCAGAAGAACTTCGCAGTTGTGCCTGTGTCTTCGTAGAAGCTGACATCATTAGTTCCACCATCTACAAATACTGCCGTTCCATTGTCGCCTTTAACTGTAAAGTCTACATCTGCATTACTGTTGTTAAACACAGAAGCACCATCAACCGTAAGACCATCAGCAGTCACCGTACCTGTAACATTCACGTTACCATTAGGGTTCAACCCAAGTTCAATGACGGAAGTACCTGCGGTGTCTTTGGTGTACAAGCGTCCGTTAGTTGTGTCTACGGCAAGTTCACCAGTGTCTACTTGGCCTGTAGTGGGAGCACCTGTCCCGTTCTTAGTAATCAGTTTGGTAGCCATCTAGTATGACCCTCCGTCAATAGTTCCAAGGATTTCAAATGAGTTTAAATCTAAGTTGCCCCCAAGCTGAGGACTTGAGTCACCTACAAGGTCGGGAGCCATAGCATTCCATGAGCTTCCATCGTATATCTTGGGATAACCTGTGGTTGTATTTAGAAACCAATCGCCAGTAGTCACTGGGTCACCATTAAGGTCTACCGTAGGGTCACTTGCCTGAGCACCTAAGTAAACACCCTCCATTGCGTCCAAGGCTGCTTGAGCCTCCGAAGCACTTGTGGCTGCACTGGAAGCACTGTTAGCTGCTGAGGTAGCGTTTAAAGCTGCTACACCCGCTGAGTCAGAGGCGGCTGAAGCACTAGCGGCTGCATTGGACTCCGAAGTACCTGCGTTGGTTTCACTGGTTGCTGCGTTGGATTCCGAAGTAGCAGCGTTGGTCGCTGAAGTTGCTGCATTGGTTTCCGAAGTGGCAGCATTAGTAGCACTTGTGGCTGCGTTAGTTTCCGAAGTAGACGCTGCGGATGCACTAGCGGCTGCGTTGGATGCTGAAGTCGCTGCGTTAGCTGCACTGGTAGCGGCATTGGTTTCTGACGTAGCAGCATTAGTTTCTGAAGTGGCTGCATTGGTTTCTGACGTAGCCGCGTTACCTGCTGAGGTACTCGCTGCGTTAGCTTGGTTAGTCGATGTAGTTGCGCTAGTGGCTGCTTCCGAAGCACTTGTGGCGGCTGCTGTGGCACTGTTGGATGCGTTAGTAGCCTGAGTGGACGCTGTGTTAGCACTAGTGGCTGCATTAGTTTCTGAGGTTGCAGCGTTGGTCTCACTTGAAGATGCTGCACTGGCACTTGCTGAAGCACCTGAGGCACTTGTTGCTGCATTGGTTTCTGAGGTTGCAGCATTGGTTTCTGAGGCTGCTGCTGCGGCTGCACTAGCAGCTACGGTGGATTCACTGTTGGATGCGTTGGTAGCACTTGTCGCTGCCGCTGAAGCACTAGCTGCTGCTTCATTAGCTTTTGTAGTGGCTGTCTGGGCGTAGGTTGCTACCTGAGATGCGTAGGCATCCGTAGAACTATCTCCTGAGCCACCTGTTCCTCTGTAGATTGGCATGTACAACTCCTACAAAAGTTAACGAGAGGGTGGTAAACAAAAGGGGACCCACAAAGAGTCCCCCTAAGAGTGGCCTAGTTTACAGCCATTACGAACGATGACTCAGGACGTACAACCTGTGTACCGTATAGACGGTCAGCAGTGTACAGAGTACCTAAGAACTCTTGTTTGTACTGAGTTTGTGAACGAACGCCTTTCTGCTCGGCAAGCACCATAGAGTCTTTGTGACCCAAGATAGCACCACGGATGTTACCACCCGCTGCGTTGTCAGCAGCAGTTTCGATGACGGGTACGTTAGAAGACACATAGATGTCAACACCGTACAACTCACCGATCTTACCATTAACAACACCTTGGCCGTTAACGAAGTCAGAACTTACGTAACGGTCGATGCCCATGATGGCATTACGTAGCGAAGGTGGGATTACTAGGAAACGGTTGTCCATAGGAACGTCCGCATCGTCCATCTTCTGTACCATGTCACGGAAGAAAGCATCAGTAAACACGTCAGCAGTAGTCACGGTGTTAACAGCGTAAGCTGAAGTACCGCCAGTTGCATCGTTGTAGAAAGTAGCTGAAGTAGCCCAAGATGAACCATCGCCATCACCGAACTTCTTACCTAGTGTGAACAAGGCGTCATCTACGTTCTTAGCCAAAGCGTAACCTGCGTCACTAGTGTAGAACTGACGTAATGAGCTCAAAGCTTGAGTCTCAGTGATGTCTTCAATCAAACGTGAGTATTCAAAGTGTTGGTTGATGGTGACGATTACTTCGTCTTCAACTGCGTTCTGAATAGTTACCGCTTGGTTTTCTACCTTAGCTGCCGCTGTACCACGGGTAGGCTTAGGAATGTGAATGGTGTCACCTTTTTTGCCTTGCATAGACAACTTTTTGACCAATGGGGCCAAGACCAAGTTTTTCTCGTAGGCAGCGATGACTTCATCACTCCAGATTTCTGGGATAAACTTAGCTGCGCTAGTGTTGTCGACTGCGCCAGTCATTGAGGGGAAAGTTGAAGTAGCCATTAGAATCTCCTAAAATAAGCTATTTGACCCGTCCCTCGGCATACGCTTGCATGATCTCATCGGACATGGTTTGGTATCGGTCGGGGTCGGTTTTCATAAGTTTAATAATGTCAGCACGTCTGTATATCTTACGTGGATTAGAGTCGGGGTTGCCTCGGGCATTACCAGTAGACGCTGCTTTAGTCTGCTGCTTACGTGCAGCTTTCTCAGCGTTGACAGCTTGATTTACCACGCCCTGACGTTCCTTCCATAAGGTAAAGAGCTCGTCAGCGGCTTCTGGGTCATACTGTTGGTCTGCTTGTACAAACAACTGTGTACGTATCTTAGACGCTTGAATCCACTCAGCGAACTTAGGGTCACCTAAGATTTGCTTCATGTCCGGATGCTTCTGTTGAAGTGAACCTAGGGCCGTTTGCTTTTTGTATTGCTGTGTGACCTGTTGGGCTTCTTGGATACGTGGGTGTCGTTCTATTGCTTTGGCTACCGCCTTATCAGGGTCTACAAAGAAGTCAACGTCATCGTCGTCCTCCTGAGTATTTCCTGATGTTGGTGCTTGTGTTGAGAGTTGTGTCTGAATGTAACTATCGACAACCTTACGTAACTCACCGACCTCTGAGGATTGACGACCTAGGAGCTTCTCAGCTTCTTGGTGCATCCTAGCGAGTTCTGCTGCTGTCTTACCTTGGTACTTCTCGGGTAAGTCGTCAACGGGTGATTCTTCATGGGTTGGCTCTTCAACAGGAGCTTCCATAGTTTGTTCTTGGTTGTCTTCATTGTCGTCTTCAAGACGCTCATCTATAATCGTTGCTGCCATGTGTTAAACTCCGCTGTATTCAGTTATGGAGATTGAAGGTAAACAAAAGCTACTCCTCACTTGAGGAACTCTTGCGTTCTTGCTTAAGGTGTCTCTCACGTTTCTTAGTCCAACGTTCCAGTGCCTTGCCTGTGACATGACGACCAGTAGTCTTCTCTCGAAACATAGGAGCCTTAAGCACTTTGGTGGCCTCTAGTTCACACTCTTTGCACCTAACAGAGTCTTCACTAGAGTCAACAAAGTATTCGTGGTAGTGCCCGTTAGGACACTTAAAGTCATTCAGAATCCGCATTGCCTTGACTCTCGAACTCATCCTGAGCATTAGCTATTTGAGTCTCAAAGTTCAAGATGTTTGCTAAGATTGCCAATTGACCTTTCCTAAAGAATAGGTCATTAGCGTCCTTAGTGTGTTCCACAGAGTTAATTGATGTGGCTGATGCGTGAATCTCATTAAGAAACAACTTCCATCCGTCCGAACGCACCATGTCATTCAGGTTGCGGAAGTAAGCCTCAGTTTCTTTAGTGTTGTCTTGGGTTGTCATTAACTGTTTCTCCTTAGTTGGACAGTTAGTTGTTAGTCTAATTTACTTACTAGAACGTATCTTAAGTATCTACTTAAGTATAGCTCTATTATACCACATTTCTTAGGAAAAGTCAAGTGTTTTCTTAAGTTTTTTACCGTTATTGGTAGCTCCTTAGATGATGTCCGCAAAGAATCCATCAAACCCTGCAAACACATCTATTCCACTGGTGCTTCCCACGGCAGTGAGGTCGATGTCAGTGTTAGGCGGGATGATTAAGTACGGCTCGAAACGGTGCTCAATACCACCGTAGTTGGAGATGTTTGAAATGCTTACGGTACGGTAAAAACTCGCGCCTACCTTTTGAGTTTTAAATCGAATATCGGCATAGGCTGTTGTTTTCTTACCCAAGTAAGCCCAGTAGCCAGTACAAATAAAGAAGTTGTTGTGCGCTACTGAAGACCCTGCAAACAGTGTACTCTGGTCGGTGGCGGGCATAACATTACCGACAGTCCCAAGGTCGTCAGGGATACCGCCCGTGATAGCACCGTCCTCGTAGATATACACGTCCCCTAGCGTGGGGGTGAGACTCGCGGTGTTAGCAATGCGGGCTACTCGTGAAAGAGGTGTTGCTAGGGCTGTCTTAGTCTGACCGTTCAGCGTGATATTCTGAACAACGAATGTAAGCTCCGTACCAGAGATGGTAAACCCCTCAACGCGAAGGGTCTGGTTATCTGCGGCGTTAGTCGAACTAAAGTGTGTGATCGAGTTGGTGTCGCTATGAACAGGGTCAATACCGAGGTAGTTAATGTCAACCTCAGACGTTCCTACGCTCTCAAAGCGTCCAAACTTGTGGAGACTTTTGCGGTTTACACGCACTCGGTCTCCGTAAGTCGATTCGATCTCGTTAACCGCAAGGTCAATTAAGTTAACAGACTGAATATCGTTAATCGCCATTATGCTAGCTCTCCTTAGAGGTTTTCTTAGATGGGGCCGCCTTGGGGGCCTCTTGGACCTTGGCTTCCAACTCCTGTACGCGCTTGAGGAGCTTGCTGTAGCTGTTGTTGATCTCCTCTAGGGCCTTGTTGAATTGTGCTTGAGTTATTACCATTAGTTTCTCCTTTGGTATTGGACTTTTGGTTCATTTGTTTTTCTTTAAGTGCTAGGTTAGCCACTTTGATTCTTCTTTCGAACTCTTTGTCGTCACCTTGGCCTTCCTGTAGGTTACGTGAGGCTGCCTTCATGACGTCAATTTGTAGCTCCTGTGGGGCCAACTCAGCTTCAACTGAGAGTTTACCTGCACGTGCCTTAGATTCTTCGGCTTGTGCCTGTAGGACTGCTGTCTGAGCTTGTTGGAATGCCACTTGAGCTTGCTGAGCTTCCTGTTGTGCTTTCTGTGCTTCAGGGTTAGGCTGTTGTGCTGCCTGAAGTGCCTGAATGATCTCTTCACGGTTGCTTAGGTTCATGTTGTCCACAATAGATTGGATCAACACAGGGTACGCAGGCGACTCTTGGCCCATGGTCTGTAAGAGTTGCACAAGTTGAGTCGTTTCGTACTCACGAGCGATAATACCTAAGGAACTTGTGGCACAGAAGCTGTAGTCCTTCACAGGGTACAACTCAGGTTCAAACTGCATGTATCTCCAAGCGGCTTTCTCAACGAAGGGTATTAGGAAAGACTCTTGAAAGTTGATAAGAGTACGCTTGTGGCGCTTAATAATAGCACCCAGTCCCATAGAGATACCCGCAGCGGTTGCTTCTCCATTGACTTGTCCTGCAAGACCCGCAGAATCGACAGCACCTGTTGCCTGTTGTACCATCGTTTGAAGAGCTTGAGCCTGAGCGAAAGTAATCTGGTTGACCTGTCCAAAGTTAAAGGGGTGTAGGATTTCTTGAGGGTTTCCATTGGTAAGTAATAGTTTTCCTGCTCTGATTTCGGGTTTACTACCACGCGGGATACGTGTGGCGTCCATTGCCATCATCGGGTGTACCGTGAGGGCTAGTGCATCAATACGTGCACGAATCTCAGCGTCCAACGCCTTTTGGGAGTTGTAGCCTTTCTCGCATATACCACGGCCCCAGAAGCGACTTGGGACAACATCCCATGGGAACGCAACTACGGGGCGATCTTGCATCATGTAGGGGTTTTCTTCGGCCTTCAAGAGTTGACCGTTACCTAGGACAACGATAGCCTCAACGTAGTAACTACCACTTGAGTCGTCCTCCTCAGTACTTAAGTCTTCGTAGTCCTCAGTAGCCTCAAGCAAGTCACGAGGAACTAAACCGTAGTACTTCGTGAGACGTACCTTGTCACTCTGGTACATCGTGAGGTCACTGTCGGGTTCAATCTCGAAGTCCTCAGCGGCTTCACCTAGGAATACGTCTTTGTAGACACCTTGTTCCTGTAGTTGTTCCACAAGGTGACGTGAGACAAACTCATCAATAGCGACACCTAGGGCATCATCTACGGAGGTTGCTACGGGGTCTATGAGGAAGTTCTGAGGCATTACAGGCCTGAGTTTGACCACTGTACGGTCTTGGATGTTAACACCCACGGCCTGCATTTGTCCGTCCATAATGGGCTGTGTGGCAGGCTTCATGTCCTTGACGTCCTCTAGGACTACTTCAGCGACACCTGTGCCAAACACGGCTGCATTAATGAGACACTCAGCGACTGACTTGCGTATCTTAGTTTTCTTAAAGTCATACGTAAGTTGTTTCTTGAGGACGCCAATGTCTTGGGTCTCTTGGTCCATGTAGTCGTCCTTGATGTCAAACCACTGCCCTCTTCCGAAGGTGGCTTCCTCAAGTTCCGCTACGGAGGACTCTACGGCCTGCTGTAGGGCAGGGGAGATGATTCGAGAACGCTCAGAGTCACGAGTTTTATCTTCGTGTGCCCAGATGCCTCTCCACAAGCGGTAGTACTCGTCGAACTTCTGTGAGTAGTTAGCCTCGAAGTGGTCTCTCCAGTCATCACATTTGTATTGGACCCAAGCCTCTAGGGAGTCCTGCATAATGATCGGCTCATCGACGCCTTCATTTACTTCGTATAGTTTTACCATGTTAGTATCCTGTTAGTTCGTCAATGGTTTCGTATTCATCGTATTCCTCAAAGTTACCTGCGTAGGCAACCTTAGCCAACTGATCTATGTAGGCTAATGAGTCAATCATATCGTCGTGGGTCAAAGGGTCTGGAAACTGAGAAATCTCGTCGATAAACTGTGAGTTCCAGTCAGCCTGCTTAATGGTTATCAAGCCATTCTCAAAGCGTCCCTGCAATGCCCAAACGATCCTATCGACCTTCTTTTGGTTACCGTGGGTAAGCTCTTCGACCCTAAAGAAGAAACTTTGGCGTTTCATCATGTCCGTTAGGGGAGACATTACGGCTTGCTTAGCGATGCCTCTTTCGATACCCACTGAGATAGGTCTATAGTCCCTGACCGCTTGGAATATTTTTCTAGCAGTCTCATCAAGTGTCCAACGACCTACGATAATGTTCTCTACGAACCAACCGTTGTCGCCTACTTTGACTACAGCAATACTTGAGTTGTCTAAACGTTTGTTCTTCTTGGAGCCACCTTCGTTAAACCCCGCAAGGTCACATGCGATGTAGTAGTCACCGAAGTCACCTAGGGGGTCCTCCTCGGCAAACTGTAGCCAGTCCTCTTTGAACAACTCTGAACCACGGGCCTCGAAGGACGCCATGAACTCCTGACGGAATGCGTAGGAAGACATAGATTTCTTAGCTACGTCGATTTCCTCGGGGTCCAAGGTTTCGTTGTTGTAGGACGTGAAGTGCCATGCTTCATAGGTTTCATCAGAACCTAAGTCAGCGTACTTATAGAGTTCGTAGAAGTGGTTCCTGCCTTTGGGTGTTCCGATGAACAAACAAGAGCCTTTTTGGTCAGCCAAAGCAGGCCTAAGAATCTCCTCGAATACCGAGGGTTTCATGTCTGCGTATTCGTCAAGCACTAGAAACTTAAGTGAGACACCACGCATAGTGTCCGGACGGTCAGCACCTTTGAGGCTTATAGTGGCTCCGTTGATTAAGGTGATCTGCATGTTGTTCACATGACTACTTTTGACCACTGGGTGTGCTAGGTCCAACAAGAGGGACCACATAATGTCCCTAGCCTGTCCTTGGGTGGGTGCTACGTAGAACACATGACCTTTGTC